ATATGTCTATCACAATTGAATAGGAATATAGATAACCCGGACAGGGCTATTGATGGTAAGTATGGAAACTATATTCTTGAGTCAGATATATTTGGATCAGATGCTATGCTACAACATGCTGATACCCTAATAGGTATTAACAGACCCGCAAAGCAAAAGATAAGATTTTATGGTCCAGATAGATATATTATTGAAAATGATAGAACCCTTGTATTGCATTTTCTAAAAGCCAGAAATGGTGATGCACGTATGTCATTCTTTAAAGCAAAGTTTGAACAAATGCAGATAGAAGAAATGCAAACACCAGGACAACAAGAAAGAAGATGATAAATACTAAAAATATTAATAAGAATAAAATGGGACTAACACCTGATCAAAGAAAAAAGAAAGTAGCAACTCTAAGAGAGGAACATGAAGATTACTTTCAAACAGCAGGAATAATTAATGCGCTGTATATACCTAAGATGGCATACAGACCAACTGGTAAAGATGACTTATTTATAAGTTTCTTTCCTAGTGAGTTAGAGAAAGAAGAAAATATATACACAGAGTTTGTGAGTATAGATTATGAAAGTGAAGATCCAAAAAGAACTTTATATTTACATAAATATAATCCACACTGGAAAACTGAGTATGAACTTATTACTTCTAGCTCAGGATTTGTAAGACATATAATACCCGTAAGTGAATTGATAGTTATAAATGATATTACTGATAGAAATAAAACAAATATCATTACAAGTAATAACTTTGAAAAGCCAAAGGAAACTATATTTGACTTACCTAATCCAGATGCAAATCCATCTACTGATTTAGTAAATAAATTAGAAGATATAAATCAATCTATAATAACCTTAACAAAAGTAATTAATAAATTAATCAAGTAAATATGGCACAAAGCGTATTAGTAATTGCTGATTCAGGTACAGGAAAGTCTACCTCAGTCAGAACATTAAATCCTAAAGAGACTTTCATTATAAATATTGCTAATAAACCTTTACCTTTCAAAGGATGGAAAAGTAAATACACACAAATAAGTAAAGATAACCCAAAAGGTAATCTTACATCAGCTGCAACCGCACCTGGTATTATTAAAGCAATGCGTCATGTTAATGATAAAATGCCAGACATTAAAACAATAGTTGTTGATGACTGGCAGTATATGAGCTCATTTGAATATTTTGATAGAGCTAATGAAAAAGGGTATGATAAATTTACTCAGATAGCATCTAATTTAGCTATGGTAGCTAAGCTTCCAAAAGATCTAAGAGATGATTTAACTATATTCTTTTTGACACATTCAGAAGATTCTACTGATATTAATGGAAACAGAAAAGTAAAAGCTAAAACAATTGGTAAAATGATTGATAACGCTTTAACTTTAGAAGGTTTGTTTTCTATTGTATTATTTGGTAGAGTAAAGAAAAATGATGATGATGGACTTGACTATGGTTTTGAAACACAAAACAATGGAGAGAACACATGTAAATCACCAATGGGTATGTTTGAGGATAGCTTCATTCCTAATGACCTACAGTATGTAAAAGATTGCATACAGAAATATGAAGAGTAATAATTAATAAATGTAAATTAAAAAAGTAAATTATGTTAAGTACTAAAGACATGTCTGCAGGATCAGGCAGTATTAAACCAGTTATTGGACCAGGTAATCAAGTTGTAAAGATCAATTCAATATCTTTTGATCAAACACCATATGATGCAGATGCATACAATATTGTTTTGCATGTTGAATCAGAGCCTATTGTAGGAGAGTTTAATGGTTTCTTAAAAGATATGAATAACCCTAATGGCCCACGTTATGAAGGCCAAGTAGGTAGAGTTAGATTTTCACCATATCCATATAAAGATACTACATTACCAAGTGGTAGAGAAATTGAAAAAGATACGGAAGTATTGAAAGCAATGGTCTATCTAAGTGAAGTATTAAATAAAAGAGCTGAACTGGATAAAATTGAAGCAAATACTATAGAGCAATTTATGGTAGAGTGTAATAATTTATTTAGTAACAGTGAATACATCAATGCATGTTTAGGTGCACGTGAATGGGAAAACAAAGAAGGTTATATTAATAATGATTTGTTTTTACCACGCATGAGTAAAGATGGAATTCCACTAGAAGCTTTGAATAAAGAAGGATCAAGACTATTAAAGTTTGATGAGAATAATAATAATCATTTAAGAAAGTTTGAACAGAAATCACAACCTGCTCAAACAAGCTTTGAACCAGCTACAGTAGTTGGTGATGATTTTGATCTTTAATATAAATCAAAAGAGTGGGCTCAGTATAATGCTGGGCCCATTTCTTTTAATATAATGAGATCATGTTTAATACTAAAAATGTTGTTTTAGAAGGTTCAGATGTACCAAGCACATGGGTATTTCAATATTATTTAAAATTATCAGAAACCTTAACAGGACAAGACGTTAAAATTAAATCTATATTTAATCCGTCTGAAAGAACTCCAAGTTTTTGTTTGTATGTAGATAAATCTATAATGCAATATAAGTTTAAAGATTTTTCAACTGGTAAAAGTGGTAATAAAGTTGACTTAGTTAAATTATTATTTAACATAGAGTTTTCTGAAGCCATGAATAAAATAGTATCTGATTACAATAAATACATCAAGTCATCTGATTATATAAAAGAAGAATTCAAACCTCAAGAAAGATGGAAAGTAGACTTCATTAAGGTTAGAAGATGGAGCGTTGAAGATCAAAAATATTGGTTGAGTTTCAGAATTGGTAAAAGCATGCTAGAAAAATATAATGTAAAGCCAATAGATTACTATAACTTAGTTAAACCAGAGGGAAGTAAGTTCAAAAGTTTACGTATAGGTAATTCAATGTGTTATGGTTATTTTGATAAAAATAATGAAGCATATAAATTTTATCAGCCTAGAAGTAAATCACATAAATTCTTTAAAGTAAAAAACCACTTACAAGGATTTGATCAACTTGAATTCAAAATGCCATATTTAGTTATATGTTCATCTTTAAAAGATGCAATGTGTTTAAAAAGTATGGGTTATAATATAGAAGTTATTAGCCCAGACTCAGAGAATACTATGATTAAACCACATATAATTGAATATCTTAAAAAAAAATTCAAGAAAGTAATAACTATTTTTGATAATGATGAAGCAGGTAGAAAAGCTGTAGATAGATATGCAAAAGCATATAATATAAATGGATTTGTTCCAACTATATGCAAAGACATATCAGATGCAATGAGAGAATATGGTTTTAAAAAAACTCATGCTATGCTTAAACCATTATTAAAAGAAACAATCAATAAATAATTATGACAAAACGTAGATGGTTTATACCAGGTAATGTTCCTAGTAGTAAAAACGGAAGACGTTGGACAGGTAAATATTTTATAGCTAGCAAAGCTGTAATGAATTATAGAAAAGCTACTAAAGAGTTCTATAAAAAATATGCAGATGAATTTAAAAAAGAAGTTAGCAAACAAGATCTACCTGTAAAAATATCTTTTGAATTTATTAGAGGATCTCGTCACAAGTTTGATTATATCAATCCTGCACAAACAGTACAAGATGATATGGTTAAACATGGATGGATTGAAGATGATAATGCTGAATTTATTATACCGGCATTTGAACAATACTCATATGATAAAAAGAATCCAGGCGTTTGGATAGAACTAATATTAAAAGATGGAGAAATCTAAAAAAATCATAACAATAGATGAATTCTTTTCTTTTGTTGAAATGTTTAAAGGTTCTGAAGAAGATCAGGCATTAGCTGCAGAAATATATAAGAATGCTGAATATAAAGATAAAGATATATTAGATAGACTTATATGTAAAGCATTAGTGTTTGGTGATCGTGATTCCTTTATAAAAGGTGTTAGCATGCCTATAACTATAAGTACGCTATATACAAAGAATATTGTAGCACTTATAGAACCTAGAAAAGCAATGAATATATATTTAGATATTTTATTTAAAATAATTAAAAAAGATGAGTAATGAATAATATACAAGATCAGGTTGCAAGAACAACCAAAAGTCTAATATTTGCTGAGCCCTTTTACGGGCTCTTTTTAATTGGTATCAATAAGAAATATACTGATACAATTCCAACAGCTGGAGTTAGTAAACATGGTATTGGTATGCAATTGACTATAAATACAGAGTTCTATAATAATCTTAGTGAAGATCATAGATATGGATTAATTAAGCATGAGCTATTACATATTGCTTTTGGACATCTTATTATGAGGGACTTATATAGTAATCATAAACTATTTAACATTGCCGCAGATCTAGAAATCAACCAATACATATTGGAAAGTAAATTACCGGAAGGTGGTTTGCTGTTAAGTAGTTTTCCTGAGCTAAATTTACCTGTGAAAGCAGGTACTAAAGTCTATTATGATTTATTACAGCAAGCCAAAGATGATGGCACATGTCCTTCATTAGATAATCTGATGAATGAAATGAATGGTGATTCACCATATTGTCATAGTACATGGGATGAGTTTGATGATTTATCTGAAGCAGATAAAAAGCTAGTTCAAAAACAAATTGAACACCAGTTAAAAGAATCAGCTGAACAAACTGTAAAAAAACAAGGCACTATACCGGGTGAGTTAGCAGATTTAATTAGAAGACTTATGCATATTGAACCTCCTAAATTTGATTGGAAAGCATATTTAAGAAGATTCATTGGAAATTCTAGTATTGTATATACTAAAAAATTGAGGCGTAAATATAATAAAAGATATTCTGCTAATCCAGGTCTCAAGATTAAATTCAAAAATCATATATGTGTTGGTGTTGACACAAGTGGATCTGTAAATAATGATGAGCTTAGAGAATTTTTCTCAGAGCTTACACATATGCATAAAACAGGCCATAAGATTACAGTAGTTCAATGTGATACAAAAATAAATAGTATAAAAGAGTTTAATCCAAAGAGAGATTGGGAAATACATGGTCGTGGTGGAACAAGCTTCCAACCAGTAATTGACCACTACAATGAAAAGAAAGGGCATTATACAGCTCTTATATATTTAACAGATGGTGAAGCTTATGCTCCAGATGACTGTCCTAACAATACGTTATGGGTGCACAGTTCAAACTGTAGCATAAATGAAGAGTTACCAGGAAAGAAAATTCAACTTAATTAATAAAAAAAAATGGCACAAGTAAATTTAAATGTAACAGAGTTAAAAGGATTTGTTAATCACATTATTACTAACAACAGATATTTACAAGAAGAAGGTAAAAATTCTGTATCAGTAGAGGTTGTAGGTGAATCAGGTATTGGTAAGACTTCTACTATAGTAGAGCTTGCACAAGAAAATAATCTAAAGTTTGTAAAACTTAATCTTGCTCAGATAGAAGAGCTAGGTGACTTAGTTGGTTTCCCTGTACGTCAATTTCAGATGTATAAAGAGAAAACAGTAGTAGCTAAGAAAGTAGATGATTTATCTATGGTTACTGCAGCACAGAGAGCCGCGGGATCAAGTTTAGCAAATATGTCAAATACTACAACCAAAAAGATTGGTATGTGGGTTGATGAACTTGCCGTACAAGAGTATCTAAAGAATGGATACAAAATGACAGGTAAGAACAGAATGTCTTATTGTGCTCCTGAATGGATTGCAGATGCAAAAG